ATGCCCCATTAAAATCGGGGTATGACATAACCACTTGCCTACATCTGTCAGCTAAATCAACATTTCGGTCTAATGATTTCTGTCTTGATTTAACTTTAGTTAAAATATTAATTCCTATTGACCTATCTACGGAATCTTGACCTGCAAAGGTGTGATCCCTAGATTCTTCTTCAATAGAAACAAATACTACTGGATAAATAGGCTGTGGGGGTAATGTAAAGCTTTTAAGGCTTTTTACATCACTAAATATTGATGAGGCTAATCTTGCACTCTTAATCATATTGGTTGCATGATCTACTAATGTTTTGCTATCAGTTTCGGTTGCTTCTGCATTCCTTACAGTTACATTTAAAAAATCATTTGTAAATATTTTATCAAAACTATGGCAAGCAAATTCCATTGCCGAAACATGTAAAAAACCATTTCTAAAAGGGGCTGCTTTGTTTGAGCTTTCAATATTTACTATTTCTAAATCCATTAAAGTATCAACTGATTTGCTTTGTCTATCAGGTACTAAATAATCATCTGCATTAACTTTAAATATATCTTTAACTTGTTCGGTCATTCCCATAGTCTGCCGCATTGAAGATCTTGAATCTCCTTTCTTTGCAACCATCTCAACCCTTATAGTACGGAGCATGTGCATCTTATCGCCCCGATAGCCTTGAAATATTTCGTTTATTGGAGTAACGGTAATAAAAGGAAAAACTGCAGGATTAACTAAAGGCTCTGTTGAAACCTTCCTAACACTTGGTAACTTACCATTTGTTTTTACCTCGTCTTTGATATGTTGTGCTATATCTGCGACTAGGTCTGCCATGTTTGTAGACTGTGCTACTGCCATTTTATCTTCCTATGTCTGGTATTTTAAATAATACCGTTACTAAATGTGTTTACCTAGCTACTAATACCCTGTACGAGGGTTCCAGCTTTTATCTGGATAATCAGTTGCGTCAACACCGTATTCATCGATTTCATAATCGACCTGTACTGGACTAATGTCCCTGGTGGATAGACCTTTTTCAAGAAAGGCTGTTCCGCGTTGTAATGCTCTAATTTGTTGTATATACTGGTCAAAGTATTTTTCTGAAGTTGCCGATGCATCGGGTACTTCCTCAGTATATATTGTATTTAAAATTTCGTGTGCTGCTAATAAGGAGCTTAAGTGTACTAAGGCAAGTTCATGATTATAAACCTTAATATAATGGACATCTCCATTAAAAAATGTTCCACTAAAAATCCCAGCGGGTAAAGTTAGCTTTGTATCTGTAGTAGTAAATGAATCAGTATTAGCTCCTGTTCCATTAGCCCCAGTTATATCACTGGTAACGGTATAAGCAGTAGCGCTTGTACATTTTAATCTATAGATTTGAGTGTTAACCCCAGCGGCAACTGTTAGTGTAGCACTCCCAGCAGCATTTGTTAATAAAATCTTTCCGTTTTCAGAATTACCAAAACGGGCTATAGGTGTAGTAGCGTAAGGAACTGAGGTAGTTAAATCACTTCCATAATAAGGCCTTAGCTCCATCTTAAGTCTTGAATCAGTCCTTGTAATAATACTTCTGATTTCTTCTTCGGTTAAAACATTGAATTTGTTTTCTTCAGTGTCATAAAGCTGTGGAATTAGATCCACTACGTCAAGATAGTTTGATATGTTGTTTGTAGTTATGGCCATAATACACCTATGATGTCCTATTAATTTATACTATTTTAAACTTAAATCCTTCATGTTTTCCTCCTCCATTATCAATCTATTATATGCAACCACAAGCATAACTGCTAAAGGGTCAAATACAAATATTAATAAGAATATAAAGATATTAACCACTAAATCTATCGGGAGCTTGAAAAAATTAGCTACAAATATAGCGGGTCCTACATCAACTCCTGTATCTAGTAGGTCTTGTTTAATTTCTGCTAAATCGGATTTAAGTTCTAATACCCTTTGACTTTGTGATTGAATGATAGGGCTATATTCTTCTCTTACCTTTCTTTTAGCAGTCATGTAATTTTCAGGATATGAATTGATAGCTGCTTCCATCTCCTTCATCAAATAATCCTGTTCTTCTTGTATGTCTTTAATTTGCTCTTCAATAAAAGCAGATCGGTTTAATTGTTTATTTAATTCAAGTGATGCCCTTTGATAGGCGTTAGATAAGTAACCATAGATCCCAAGACTGGTAACAAAAACTAAAACTATGGTAGCAACAAATAGATAGGTCCTCATTGTAGTGTTAATAGTAGACCAATAACGATATAGATAGGAAGCAGTAACTAGCTTTCCTAATTCAAGACTTGAGGCCATTACAACAACTGAACGAAAGGCCCCAGAAAATAATGATGATAAACCAAATATTGAAAAGAATGCTGCAGATGCAGCTATCGCAAACGCTGAGAAACCTACTAGGTACTTGAATAGCGGGTTTCTCTGGTATGTAGAATTAACTACTTCTTGTCTTTCTTGGGGGCTGGCTTTTTTTTTGGTTCCACAGCTTTCTTAACGGCCTTTTTGACCCCATCTGCGTATTTGCCAAACCTTTCAGACTTAATTTCGAATATTCTTTTAGTCATTTTCATCTCCTTAAAAAAGGGGCCCACAACAGCGAGCCCCTTTATGATTTAAGATCCTATACTCTGATTAAGCAGTACACTTAACAATGTATCTCCAATCGGTGTGGCCCATGCCAGCGTGATAAGAGAAACGGAATCTTGATACAATCTGGTTAGTGAAAGCTAATTCACTGTTAGCACCTTGTGATTCAGTAGCTGGAGCATAAACGTTTAACCATTTAAGCTGTTTGCTAAAATCACCCATGTACCAGTCAGATGCGCTTGACAAGAATACAGATGAAGCAATGTTCAATCCGCCTTGTGCAAGATCATTTACTGGGTTATAAGTTGGTGATACAGTGTCTTGTTGCCCACCACCAAGCATTTGGCTATTCATGATTTGGAAAGCTTTTGCTTTCAAAGCTGAAGGAACAAGGATAGTGTTTGGAACAATATCGATTTTGTTTCCAGCTTCATCAACCATAGCTGAGAATGCTTGATAAACGTTATCAAGATCAGTGAAATCACTTAATGCATTAGAAGCAATCAAGTTATCATTAACTTGACCGTCTAGAGCACTGTGATCGTTTGAGTACATAGTTGCAGCGTTTCTTGCTGTACCTTTATAGATAGCAGCAGATGATGCAGTTTCCTCAAAAGCAGAGCGAGCAGCAACCTCAATAGATTCAATGATCATCTTTTGCTTGTGATGACCAGCAGCTCTTCCAATATCTCTTGCTCTTGCTAAGACTTCTCCGGTGCGATCTTCGAAGATTACTTCACGGGTTAGGGAAATCATACGACCAAAGTCAGCCATTTTGATTGTCCAGTTTTTCTCACCCATGCTTGTTTCTTCGTAAGCCATACCTTGTCTTCTCAATAGAGGAGTAGTATCACCAGCTGTGAAACCAACAACTAGTTCCTCATCAGTTCTTGAAGCTTGTGCTTCAGTGATAAGGTTCTGTGCGGCTCCTACTGCCAATTCATACTCATTAATGATGTCAGAATGAATAATCTTCTGTGCAACATTTGGGAATGCTGAAGAGTTTAAAGCTTCAGAAACTCTTGCTGCTGATTCTGAAATTGGGCAATCAACTAGTTCTTCATAAACTTGCTTAAGTGAAATATCACTAGTTTTAAGTTTACCTTCACTAATTAAATCCCCAATAGTGTCAGCTGCAGCGTTAGCACCTTGATAAAGGTTACCACCGTGTTCTTCAACTTTGGCTTCAACAAGGTTTTTAATATGTCCGTTTTTCATGACTTTTTATCTCCTTATTTTATTAAGCGCTTACGCTAAATAGTTTCTGTAAACTTACTACATCGACCAAAACCTTCAATGAGGTTGCAGAAGTTTTATATTCTAGCGAATTAGCGATAGTATTAGCACCACCATCCGCTTCCAGAGTTCCGTTAGTGTTGAACTTTAATCCTGCGCCGGGTTGATAAGAAGCAGACTCAGTTGGAGCCTCAACAATGCAGTTGAGGTAAACTAAGATCTGATCTGGCCCGTCGGCATCTTTGGATAAAGTCCCGCAAACACCTATGAAACTCGCATCATCAGTAGCAGCTCCGATTTTCTCAACGCCTGAAGTATCCCAATTTAGGAAATCTCCAACCTGTAGATCATCGCCTGCCGTTTTCTTAGGAAGAGTTAATCTTCCAAAGATAGGATCGCCATATTGTAGTATGGCACTAGCTTTTAAATCAGCCATTTGTATTCTCCTTGATTACGGTTTTCATTATCTTCATTTACCAAAAAACAAATCAACTAATTAATAGGTGAGTATGTTTTCATGGACTTGACCAGACTGTCTAAGTCAAAAGAAGGAGTAGCTGGTGCTTCTTCTTCTTTTACTTCTTCTGCTTCTGGTTCTACTTCTTCGTTAGCCTCATCCTCAGAAACTCTGTTACCGTTACCGGTTACATCGCCTGAAACTGATTCAACAAGTTGCTTACGATCTGCGATACGTGCAGCAACTTCTTCTTCGCCTTCAACCTTCATTAGGT